TTTCTGCGCTTGGTCTGTAGCCATTTGCTACCCTAGACTTTGCTGCCATTGCAGGAGCGTTTGGAGGCGGTCTAAACGAATACTCATTCTCGTTTAGTAACAAATTACTACCTCTATAGTGCTTCATCCAAGACAACTCGCGCTCACGCTTCTCAATCACTGATACTTCTGCTGGCATTGTCTCAAGTACCTTCATCTGAAACTCACCAGCGTGATCGTTCCACGCTTCTTGCAACCTCTTAGAGCTATGCTTACCGGCTTTTAGTAGACTCCTATGCTCTCGCATCCTCTTACCTATCTTGCCCGCTGTGCAGCCTACATACGCTGCCCCAGTGCTTGCATCCTCTAAACCGTACACTGTCACCATTTGGAATACTCCTCTGTGGTTGATACTTACGCTCCGCGCTCGTGGGACTCTGCTTCCGCTTTGTCCTAGTCGTTACACCTTACGCACCCATTGGGTATCCTGTGCGTCTTGGCTCGGTGTTGGCATCTCAGCTTTTCACCGAATTCACGGAGTTTTATAACGTCTATAAGTTAAACGTTGTCAGCTAGTTCACCCGTACGACTTTGAATGTTAGTCGCAATGATGTCTGAAACTGAACTATTGGCGAAGGCCATAATTTACTCCTCAGTTTAGGTTATCAAAAACGCTCATCTAGGTTAGCGAATTGTTCCACTAACATTGAGCGCCTATCTTGCGCTTTGGTCGTTGTCGCTACTCCGGGTGTGGAGCTTTTAACGCTAACCGCTGCCGCCTTAGCAGCTTTCGCTGCCTTGTCTACCAGACCTATCTTTTGGACGTTTGCACTAGCCTGTTGGGCCTGTGTTTGTCTATCGTATAAGTCAGCGTCTAGGCGTAATGCCTTGTCGTAAGCCTCATCCAGCGTATTAGCCATACCGCCTTGTAGCAGTTGGATCATTGCTGGTCGAAGCTCCTCGAAATACTCTTTCTTTTGTGAGAATGAGTCTATTTCGCCGTTCATAATCTTGCTAGATTCAGCTTCCTTCTCTTGCTTCCATTGCTGCATCTCGCCGCGCACTGAGTTTAACTCGTTGCGTAGTCCGTATACTATATCATGCTGCGGTGCTTGTTGCATACCATCCTGATTTGCAGCTCCCATACCATATTGCTCTCTCAACTGAGCAAAGTAGTATTCCTTTTCCTGTGGCGAGCCGTTGCGTAAGATGTTATCCGCTTGCAATAACCCGCTAATGGCTTCACTAGGTTTAATGCCTAGACCGTTTATCGTATTAAGGTACGGCTGTACTACCCGTTCCATCTCATCAGCGTACTGAGCTTTAGAGATAAGCGGCTCAACACCAGCCCTCATCTGCTCTTCACGTTGCCATGCGTATTCTTGTAGTTTTGGCGAGGCCGCCGCCCATTCCTCGTGGTAGTCCTTCTTCCATGATGCAGGCGCTCTTTGCCATACTGGAGGCTCTTCTACTACTTCTGGAGCTTCTACAGGTATTGTTGGCGCGTACTTGCCATCAGCACTGCGTACTCTCTCAGCCTTTGGCTCTGTCTCTAATTCATCAAACTGCTGTGCTAGTAGTTCTTTTCTGTCTATTACGTTTGTATCGGGTACTGACTCTGGCATATCCATTTATTTCTCACTGTGGGGGTTATTGGTAAACCTTTGGTTATCTCGCATCCGATCCATTAGCTTGTTAGCTTGGGAATGCGACATATTTGCTAATTGTGCGCTTAATACTTCTCTGCGTGTATCTTTTACGACAGGTGCGCGGCTTGTCATAGTCTCGTTACCGACTTCAAAGCAGTTATGCTTCCTGAGATGCTCACGGTGCATAGCCCTGCCAGTAATCATTGTGCCATCAGCCATAGACTTGTAAGGAGCTATGTCAGGCATGATGTAGACCTTAGCATCATATTGCTCTGCGCCTACCTCTACAGCTTCCCCGTCTATATATACCCAAGACTGTCTCATGCTTGCCCCAGAACAATAGCTACTTCAGTATTAGCGGCCTCTTCTGCCTCACGCACCTTGTCTACCTGTGCCTTTGCGCCTATCTCTGCGACCATGATGCGAGTAGATGAGTCTAGTTGTGCTTTGTAGCGATTAAACTGATCTAGGTACTGTAGCTCCTGCATCTTCATCTGTTGGCGCATCTGTTCTAGCTGTGCGTCTGCCTGTAGCTTCATCTGCTCGATCTGCATATCAGCCTGTACTCGTGCCTGTTGAGCCTGTACGTCAATCTGAGCCTTCATCTGAGCGGCCTGTGCGTCTGCTTGCATCTTCATCTGTTCAGACTGTTGCTGCGCTTGCATCTTCATTTGCTCAGGGTCAGGCTGCGGCTGTTTAGGCTGCTGTGATGCTGCCTTCATCTGTTCCAGTGCGGTATCTAACGTGCCTTCAATCGGTTCTGCTTGCTTAAACGCACCTATGCCGAACTTCATGACCTCTACCAGCATTGGTATCATCTCAGGTGACTCGCGGCCTACAGGTAAGGCTTGACCTAAGAAGCCGCCAAACGCTGTTAGGAACTCTACACGGTTACGCTTGTTCTGATCTTCATCCAATTGCACCAAACTGTCAGCCTCGACATCTATTCTAAAGTTAGCTAGTGGCGAGTCTTTAAGAAGCTCTATCGCCTGTGGTATCAACTGCTGATCTGCATCAGACATCTGCTGTGCAGAAGCGTACTGCAATAGAGTCTGCGGCTGGAACTTGGTACACATGATCTGCGCCTTGAGCTTAATCAGGCTAGACGCAAACAGTGCTACCTCTTCCTGCATTGCTCTTAGTCTAAGCCCGGCATACTGGCCCTTGATCTGTTGTGCAGTTGCAGTCTCACTTGCACTGGTCTGACCCCTGATAATGTCAGATATGCCCGTTATCTCGTAAATCTGGCTCTTTATGTCCTCTCTTGCCCGGTAGCAGTTGATGAGCGTAGCAGCTATGACATCTAGCGGTAGGATGTCGATACTACCCTTCAGCCCACCCTTTTCACTGAATGCCATCCACTTATCGACAGGTATCAGCGTATTATTGTCTCCCTCTGTCAGTAGACGTTGTAGCGTTGGCTGGCTTGCGTCATATACTCCTCGTACCCTTAGAGCCTTGACCAGACCGTCAATTCTGTCGCTCAAAATGTCCAGCTCAGTAGCCTGATCTTGATACAGCACGAAGTCAGGTACAGGCACTAGAGAATCAGAGGTTAAAGTAGCGTACAAAGGCTTACCGCAGGGGAAAAAGCCTTCTACCTCGATAGGGTCATCACGCTCGTCTATGATGTAGTTGCTGTTCTTGCTAAACCAGTAGACCTTGCCGCTTTCCTTATCCCATAACTCACATATCTTAGCGCGTGTATGCTCTTTGCTAGACTGACCGTAGGAAGTTAGTGTCTGTGGGCCGCTGTCCAAAGGTATCTTCTTTGCAGACTCCTCGCCAAAACGCTCTATAAGCGCCTCTCGCGTCATGTAAGCCCAGCGCCATACAACCGTGACCTCTTCCCATGTCCTCGCTACTGAGTGACCAAAGTCCTTCCAGTGAACGTAGTCTGTAGGAGCGCATTCGTACTCGATCTCTTCATAGGTTTCTGGGGTGTCACCTTTCGTTACATCCTTTTCATCAGCGTCCTCAGTAACCTGTAGCCCATCTTCTGGCATATCACGCTCAATTAGATGCGGCTCGTAGCGTACCCATGCGACACCACGACCGCCAAGAAAGCGATCCTGCACCGCGTTCTTCATAGTCGCTCTGAAGTCTGGGTAATGCTCAATCTCGTAGTCAATAGCTCTCTGAATGATCTGTGAGGCAACACGACCTACTTGGTCATTGTCTCCAAACCTTCTCGATACGTCAGCCATAGGCAGCTTAGAATAGACTGCTGGAATTAAGGTCTGTACGTTTGACCAGAGAATATTAAACTTTGCCGTCTCGTTACTGTTCTGGCTGCGGTTGTCATCTCTGTAGCGTTTGACGATCTTTGCAGAACGAGCCTCCCACTTCTTGAACTCGTTGTCGTATGCGCCGATTACGTTCAGATATTTCTCAATTGGAGTTTCGGTCATTTTCTGTCCTGTTTAACGTAGGGCGTTTTGCCTTGCCATCATTCGAGCTTTAGCTTGTTCAGCAAAGGTATCTAGTGACGGTTCTACTGCTGGTGCGCCAATTAATCTAGCTTTAGCCTGTTCACCGTATGTGTCCATTGCTTGGTATGCAGGGTTAGTTGCAGATAGAGCAGCAGACTGCTGTGGCGTAATCTCAACGCCATTGACCGTCTCACTCAACAAAGTACGCTTTGGCGTATAGGTCTGTAGTCCAGCAGCTAGTTGTTTAGGACTTGGCATTCTTATCTACCTGACATTTCAGATTTAATCCTGTCTATCCATACCTTCTGTGCAGGAGTTATCTCACCAGCAGATTGATCTCCCACTACGCCACGAGCAATTATTGTGCTTTGCAGGTGATGTAAGTTCTCTGGGTCTGCATATACAGTACCCTTAAACGGTGCTTGACTGGCTTGCGGTACAGGAAAGTCGAATTTGTAACCCTTGTCTCTCATGTACAGCCTTGTAGCCTCATTACCAGCAACGCTCCTCTGGCTCTCAGGACTCATGCCGCTAAAGGAGTTTAATATGATTCTACCGTCATCAGCAGCCATGCCTGTTACGTTAGGGTTTTGCTTAAAGTATGTATTCTCAGACTCAGATGGGTCGCGTATCTCATACCCATATACCTTGTCTCTAGCTTTCAGACCTTCTGCGTATTGTTTAGGACTAGGCATTATGCTGAGAATATGCCTACAGCCATAACCTCAACACCTGCTCCTGTCGTTACTTTCCATGCACCAGTAGTAGATGCAGCGTTGATCTCGATATTGTAGACATTGATACC